ACCAACTCAAACATTTTAAGTGCTAGATCTCTAACACCTGTTTCTGCAAATATTCTAGCAATCAACTCCATTCTCATTTGAGATTGAGTTAATACTTGATTCATACCAGTTGCAGTTTTTTGATTTAATGAATCTGCATTTAAACCTTGTGATGTTCTACTTACACCTGTTCTAGTTTCTTTTACAGAATCTAAATAAGCTAACATACCACTAGCTTGTTCTGTAATTGGTTGTGCTTGTATAGGCATCATTACATTACCAGGTGGTTGTTTAGTTCTAACTATTCCTCCAGGACGATTAGTTAATAAATCATCCATAGCTACTTGACCATCTTGTACTGCAACTCTGTTATTATTAGTTAGATACATATTATCTAACATTTGTCTCATAACAGTAGATTTAATTAATTGTATATCTTCTACTAATTCTGCAATAGATCTACCATGAAATCTGTGAGGCATGATAACTGGTGTCATAGATATAAATGGCATTGTATCCATTTCTTCTATACTTAATAATTTTTTAGAATCACCAGCTACACAAATCTTAACAAGTTCTGATTTACCATCATCATTAAGATCCATTCTTACATAACATTCATGAAGTAATACATCTTGTGTAGATTTATCACCATCAGCTTCTCCATGTGAAAAGTCTATGTTTTGATGTCTAATAAATTTATCTTCTGTAAAATAATCAGGATCACCAGTTGGTAAAGAATCTACTAGATCTTTATCATATCCCATTTCTACTAATTCAGTTTTAGTTTTATTTGTTCTATGACAAACAAAGTTAGCTGTATCAATAGACTTACATCTTCTTTCAATTAAAAATTCTTCAGGTGGTATTGGATCTATTCTTACTTGTCCATACTTTCTAGTTCTATGTATTACAACATCATGTAATTTTATTTTATCTAATTCTTCACCTCTATCATCTACGATAGGTTCATCATATTCAGTATGTTCTTTTACTTCTACTTCTGAATCTGCAACAAGATCATTAAACTCATCATCTGTTAATCTTGTATATTGTTCTCTTTCAGTTTTTTCTGAATTATCCCAGTATATTTTTAATATACCATTCTTTTGAATCAATGCATCTTTGAATGCTGTATATAATGCTGTAAATCCATTATTCTGTTTATAGAATATATGGTTTAAATAATCTGAAGCTTGTCTTGCCATTTCTTCATCTTCTGGTCCAACACCTTCACATGAGAAAACATTGTCTCCTGCTGTAAAGATTTTCATTAATGAAGGCATTAAGCTTTCAACTGTATCCATTACATCATTAGAGATTACTTGTGATCTACCTTCTTGTTCATTACCAAGAGGCATACCTAAATAATATTCTAATGATTTCTTTCGTCTAGCAACTAGCTCACCACCAATATAACCTGATGCATTGTGAATCTCTCTACTTACTATCGATAATATTTCTTGTTCTGATTTCTTCATACTACATATTTTGTATCTACATTAATTGGTTTATCCCATTCAGTTGTATCTAATGGTTCACTAACACATCCATATCTAAAGCTATCAGCTGCGTGTGAACACCAATCATGTAGTGGTTTATTTTTAAAAACTTGGTTTTTTTCATCCCATTGTTTTCTATATTGTCGTAATGCATCTAGTCCTTGTTTACATTTTTCTCTATCAAACCAACATTGTTTCAGTGCATTACGTACTGATTCAATACCATGATCTACTTCAAGTTTAGGTGCTACTTGAAAATCTAATCCTAGCTCTGCTGCTACTTCTAATCTAGACTTTCCAGTACCAAGTTCTCTTGCTTGTATATCATGAGGAGCTATATGACAAGAATAAGCATAATCTTTTTCAGTTAGTACATCTACATAATGTGCTAAAGATTCTCCTGAGTTTTCATAATAATCAATCAGGTGTACTTCTTCTCCGATTCTTTGTGCAAACCATATTGCAGTTGAATCACCTATCCCCAGATCCCACCAAGTTTCCACACCTGCATTATCATCTACAGGCACGTAGCCGATTCTCCCATCTTTATCAGCTTTCGTTATTAGTCGACCATAATAACTTCCTGACACAGCAGCTGTAAAAGAGCATTCAAACTCTTGTTCATACTGCTCAGGTGTCATGATAGAACGTGCCTGCTCCAGTTCCTCCTCTGGAATTACTTTTGTGTCAGAAGATCTATATAGTTTCCCATACCAATCTTTATGACCACGCTGTGCAAAATCATAAACTTCCCAGAATTGATTATGCCCCATTGGTGTACCGATAAATAAAACCCATCCTAATTTATCAGCAACAGCTGGTCTAATAATCTCTGTCCATACTCTAGGAGACATGATTGCGTACTCGTCCAGGACAACGCCATCAAATCCCATACCTCTTATGGAGTCAGGATTATCTGCACCAAAAATTTGTATTCTAGAACCATTAAATAAATCGATTCTAAGTTCAGACTCGTTTCTACTTCCACCCCATGTCATTAAGGGTCTTGTATAAAATTTTAAATATTCCCAAGCAATAGATTTACCTTGTCTATAAGTTGGAGCTATGAATGCACATAAAGCTCTAGGTTTATCTGCTGCTGTTTTAATTAATTCGTTTATTGATAAAACTGACTTACCAAATCTACGATGACAAACTAAAACACTAAATCTTTTTAAATTATTATGTACCTCTTGTTGATATGTTCTTGGCTTATAAGGTACTTCTATTATCTTAACTTTCTTTTTGCCATTGGACTTTGATTTGGATTGGCTCATCTGTTCCTATCTTAGATGTTGTATTAGCTAGTTTTGGATGAACGTAAGGTGCTGCTTTTTCTGCTGCATACATTTTACGATCAGGCGAACTTGCAGGATTGTTTAACACAGATAATAAATAATCCAAAGGAGAATGTTGGTATTTAGATGCCATATCTTCTATAGATTTCCAAAGTGTTTTAGACTTTGAACCTAATGGTCTACCAGCACCTTCTCTTTTACCACCATGTTTTGTTTTATCTTCCATTATAATACAGATATTCCTTTCCTATTGAATTTTCTTGTAGCAGTTCTTTTGATAGGTTGTTCACCAAGTTCTCGTTTTATTTGTCTAGCAACTAATGCACCACCTGCAACTGCAAGTCCTAATGGACTAAATGCAGTTTTAGCTGTAAACTTAACGCCTTTCATAACTCCTTTTTTAAGACTTAAGTTTTTTATAGAGCTAGTAAGTTTATTAATTTTAGCTTTAACTGGAGAATACTTAACAAGTTTTTTACCTGTTCTTTTTCCATAGCTATAATTTCTAAACTTTTTATCGCTTGATCCTATTATATCTGGGTACTTCATTTTTTCTTCTTTTTCTTTTTCATTTTAGACTTAATGATTTTTTCTTGTAATGCTTTTGGCAATGTTCTTTGTTTTGCTGTAAGCATAGCTTTACCTGCCATTCTACCTTTCATTAGTACTTCCTCATTTTTTTAACTTTTTTACCCATTTTTTTAGCAGCTTTCTTAGCAGCAGCTTTACCTTTTTTAGTATATGGGTACTTTTTTTTTCCAACCATTGGCATAGTGTTTATCCTTTCTTATTTTTTTTTACTCTTTTTCTTTCATAACCAGTAGCAGAGTCATATGCTCTTGAAGCAATACTTCCAATACCAGCACCAACTGTAAATGCAGTTGCACCTTGACCAAATGTAATAGGAGTTTTTCTAGCAAGAGATCTTATATCTTTATAAGTTCCTGTTCCTTTTACTTTTGATCTTATTTTAGTATAACCTTCGCCAACTTTTGATAAACCTTGTGCAAGTTTGCTATCAGCTTTTTTACCAACTTTAACAGCAGATTTTGCAAATGGAGTTTTACCAAAGGCTTTTGCTTTAGCTTTACTAAATTTTGCTATTTTTTTACCACTAAGCTCTTTCATAGATTTCATGGCATCGCCATAAAATTTTTTTGCCATAGACTTAGCAATAAACACTTTAGTTTTAAACATCATTGTCTTAATAGTCCTTGTTGTGCAGCCATACGAGCATTGGGCATTTGCATTTGCATATTTTGTCGTCTGCCCATTTGCTGCATCATTGGGTTATTTGCCTGTTGTAATAAACCCTGCTGCTGTTGTTTTGCGATTTCAGGCATAAGCTTTGCTCTAACAATTAATGCTAACTTCTGAGATTCTTCAGGAGTCAGATTAATCATTTGATCAGCTAATTTTTCTAGTCTTTTACTCATATTAACAATTCCACTTTCTTAATGCTTTGTTTATTCTACTATTCGGATCTCGTGCTGTTTTTGCAGAAGTAAGTTTACGTTTCATACCTTTCATTCTAGCACAAAACGACTTACGTCTAGCAGCACGTTTTCCTTTTGGATTCTTTTCTGTAACTGCCATTTTTAGCTTAGATCCAGGATTAGCTCGTCTATATGAAGCTATGCCTTTTCTATTCAAACCCCCACTTTTGGATTTGCCTTCTTTTCTTTGCCATGCAGGTGTTTTAGCCATTATTTTCTTTTCCTTCCAGATGCAGTTACTGACCACTTAACTCGTTTTGGTCCAGTTTTTTTACGAGCTTCTGCTTTACTTATTCTACCAGCTACTCGCTTAGGTCTACAAGCAGGATATGGTCTACCTTTGTCTTTCTTACCTGAACGTCCACACTTTTTACCAGTCTTTACGTCTCGCCAATCTTCAGCGAACCACTTACGTAGACCACCCCTGTAAGCCATTAGTAT